GTGCAGAGAGCGTTGCCCGACTAACATCCGCTGTGTAGCGGAATGGGGCAACTTTCCGTCGGACAGATCCTGTTCCCACACCCTTAAGATACTTCGTGCCTCCGCAAGGAGTGACGAAGTCCCTCTCGACAGAGGGAGAGTGTGAGGTACAGAGCCTAGCGAACGCAAAATCCTCGTCAGACGAGACGTCTGAGTCGTGGATCTTGTGTTGACGAGTACTGAAGCTTAACTGACGCTGGCGAAAGCCATCGTGCAGGAAAGTTCCGTATCGTCGGAAAACGCCAGATGATAGTGATGGCGAAGCCATCACATCTGGAACATTGACTAACGAGGCATCCAAAAATTGGAGCACCTTGTTTATATCAATGCCTGTTTCCTCTTGCCATAACCACAAAAGGTTACGGTACGCTAGATATCCTTCCAAGTCGGAAGAGTAATCCTTACGGTAGAAGACTGGGCGGACATTATGTCCGCGAAACCAGTCCACACCACAGGTCTCACGAATGGGACCTGATAAGAATGACTTCTCCCGATTAACTCGCAACCCACATCGCTCCAAAAGATGGAGAAGATGTGGCGCAGCGAATTTAGGAATGATAATATCGTCTCCATAAACGGCGGTCGATTCAGGAATGAATCGGTCCGCCATCTCCTGGGCCAGATAGGCCAAGGAATAGTAGACGATAGTCTGTACGATGAAGGTAGTTCCATTCCCCATGCTCGCATACTTCCTAAGAAGAAGCGAACGATCGGTAAGTTCGGTAAAATCCGAACGAACGGAAGCTAACAGGTGATACCAATCAGATGGAAAGAGCTCTTTAACGAGCTCAATGCTTAACCGGTCACTGGCCTCAGAGAGGTCTATAGTGACTGGAGATGCATAACCATCTTCAAGGGACCCGGCCCGTGCAAGCTGTCGATTCCAACCGGAATCGCGGATGCACAACCCAGTGACCTTCTTTAAGCTTCGTGACAAAATGCCATGAAGTCCTAATTGAAGGTACATTGAGTATGTAGGCTCCTTCGCGATTGTTCTTCGTTTGGAACAATCTTTCGGAACTGTCGTTAGCAGATTAGATCGACGAGGAGAAAACCAACAATCTGTCCAAGACAGATTGAAGGGATCGTGAAGATCCCAGTTTTCAATTCGCCGAACTCTATCACAAATGGCTTGATGCCATCGATGGTCGAGTTCAATGATCTCCTGCAACAACGGCAGGCTTCGAGGCGAAGCGTCGTATGGCCAACGATTCCATTTAAAGAATGGAAACCGTTTACCATAAGAGACGCTCGCGGTCGAGCCCGGTCCGTGGTTACAGTAATCCGCGACCCTCTCAAGAGAAGGAAATGGACCGCTAACGCGATCCACCACTTGTCTGAGAGTACGGAGAGAGGATTCCTTCAGTATAGGTGGCCGCACTTCTGCGTCCACCTCCACGAATCTTTGGATCGCAGAATCATGAAACTGCGAATCCTGGATTTGCGTGGTATACTTACTGAATCCTCGAGATAGGAGCTGGTTAGCTGCAACAGTGCAGCTAGATAGCTCTTCAGGGGGTGTACACTGTAGCCCCCATGTATCCGACACGCCTTTGAGACGGGAGAGGTCTCGTGATCTAATCACGTTACTCACTTCCGTAACCAGGCAGGAGTCGGCTATCTCGCGAAGTTGTTCAGTGAGAAGATCCCACGTCTTCCATAGGTGGTCTTTCGACAACCTTAGAAGACGAGGGGTTCTCTTGTTTTGTCTTTTTGACATGCTCATTTGATCCTTCCTTGAGTCTTTGACCAAGAAGAGGTAGAACGACGTTGAATAGGATAATGCGTATACTAGCTTTGGCTAGGGAACGCATTTCCATTCAACATTAAGTCGTTCATGAGCGTGTCATCGTCCAACGCAGCGATAAGTCGCTGACGGACGAGGACGAGATCTGCCGTGGCAGTTCCAACAGGAACTGACACAGAGAGGTTGAGGATGATATCGCTGTCAAGCGATGTCGTCGAATCAACCCCTTCAACTTCGACGCCATGCGTGGCTTTGATGCCAGACCTGTAGACGCCCTGGAAATTTCCAGAACGTTTAGGGAGGGCACCATAGAAGGTCACGATATCGTGATCCTCCCGCATGGTTCCGTCTTTCAGCCAGGTAGATTTACCTTCTGAGAACGGGCTAACGAGACTGAACGTCTCGTTGGCCGGATTACTGTCATTTGCAGCGTCCACGCTGAGTACTATATCATTCATAGTAGCCTTATTTTATATGGTTATTATTGTTTGTTATGTGCTCACTGTCAGGCGACCTGGGTCTATCGGCTATAAGCCTGTCGAACCAGAGCCGCGAGATCAGCAAGGAATGATAAATCAACCCGCGGTTTAACCGTAGGAAGATATATCAATGCTGGATTCGCTTTTCGCGTGACATGAAGATCGTTGCACGAGACAACATGATCCGTTTGGCCAGTCTGGCTACAATAGCCAGGTGTGGCACGAGTGTCATAAGACACCCACGAATTTACGGATTCTACACCAATATCTTTGGAGTAGACGTAAAATCGTAACGCCCTGTTGTCGAATACACGCTTCACTATCCAACTACATAGTACCTCCTTGTGGAGGTTCAGTTCCATAGCACGGAGAACATCTCCGATGTTAAGGAACCGATCAATAACCCAGGAAAACCGGGTTAAGTCCCATATAGTTGGAAGCACTTGGGTAACCCCAAATGCGTCATTCAACCGGCTCAGTCCTCCTAAACGAGGACTGACCAGTAGACCAGCGGAAACCTCAGATGTTAAGTGAGCGTCGGATGTTATCCGACGCTTGTTAGACACTGTGAGGTAGCCACCGTCAGAGATCAGCCGATCAGTATCGGTATATGAAGGACCCGCAGCAGTGCTGTGGAACCTAAAACGGGTAGGCTTCTTGTATGCCATCATGGCATCCTGAGCCGCCGTAATATCGAAGAATAGTTGACGAATACCATAACGGTATTGCAACCACTGATTGGCTGTTTTCAACGAACTATTAGACAATCCCTTCACCAATGCTTTCTTGCCCCCTTTAAGGGTGCGAGAAGGATTTCGGATCCCTTTTCGGAGTGCAGCAAATAATGCTCCATTCTTTTGAGGAAGATCGATAAGTCGTTGACCTAACGATCTGATTAATCCGAGGGTCTTGTGAAGCTCAGCGAGCGTCACAAGACTTTGCATTTGTGAGGACGCAGCTTTCGCATAGGCTTTGATTAATGCTTGGTTCCCAGCATAATCCAAACCTTCATCAAGGTTTGGTATGTGGGACCAATCGTAACCAAAGAAAATCGATTCGCTAACAGCGTTATCGAATTTCCTATACGTATTATGCGTAGCGGGTTGATTCCCTGCATGAGAGAGACCGTAATCAACAGTGACTGACCAGTCACCATTGCGGAACTCTCTCTTTAGGGAATACATATCATGAGCGATCACTTCTCCGTTCTTCTGTCGTTGATAGAAGTCAGGAGTTGAGTAGTCACTCATGGTCTGATAGTCCCGGCTAACAGTCACCGGGGAGCCTGACGAATAGAGATTGGCCTTACCGGCCATAGAGGTGGGATACGTTGTGATCCCAGCTCCATATGTCTTATTCGCAGCACTCTGCACGTTCTCTGATTTTGTGCGATTTCGCATACTCTGAATCCTTAATCTTTATAGGTTAAGGAGGAGAGCAGAGGCGACGGGTAGCCACACGTTTCGTGTAGACACCAGCTCGACAGCATGTCGAGCAGGGAGCCTCTAAGGAGG